CATAACTGGACCATTGAACAACTTTGCAGTTGAAGTTTCTACTATTTATTCCACACTGCGATGGATTCAAGATCACAATCCTGAATACATTGATATAGAACAAACTGAACTTTACGAGCTTTTTAGAATGATTTGTTATGGTGATGATCGTGATGCAAAATTTACACACTTCTTTGACGAATACACATTCGAACAAGAACAAGCCTATATGGCAGAATTAAATTATACCCTCACCCAAGCTGATAAAATTGAAACAGCTGATGGTTCCCATGCAACCTTTATTAGTAGGACCTACATTGAAAAAGATGGACTTACTTTTGGTGCTTTAAAACAATCCTCTATTATTAGACATTTATATTTTGCTCCCTCTTTATCACCCATTCACGTTAAAGCAGTTTTTGATATTGCTTTACAGGAAGCAGTTCCTTGGGGTGAAGAATTCTACAATTCCATTAAACGTGATATAGGACGCCTTTTGAGTGTTCTACCAAATTCAACATCTATTGCTAAATCCCTCTTTATACCTGATTATACTACTATGTACCATACATTTGCAGATCATATTCGATATTCCCTAAAATTTGGGTTTTTAACATCTCCCCAGATGGATAAAACCAAATATAACAATAAGTTAGTTGGATACAAACCTCTCGAATTATTACAATTTGAAAAATATTTACTTCACGATCAAGATTTATTCAAGTATAACATGGCACCTACCATTTTAAACCCTATCAATGAACTCTTGGAGTATCTCCAAAAGATAAGCGCTACCGAGCGTCCCAAGGATGAATACACCTTCTCCCCGGGTCCACAATGGACCTGTATCTCTTCACTTATCTTCGAAAAACCGTACCCTAACATACCTCCTGGTAAATACACAGGAGCGGGTACTTCCATCGGCAAGAAAGAAGCCAAAGCAAAAGCTTATGACTTCATTCTTCAACAACTTCCCTGCCTTGCATCACTACCTGAACAAATGACCATTGCACAACTAGAAAGTCTCGTTACTTTATATTTCGGAAAACTTAAATTTTCTTATAATACAACAGCAAACATTCATACTTGTGCCACCATTATTTTCATTAAAGGTGATCCTCATCTTCTATACGAAACTGATTTCTCAGGAGTTAGTGCAAAAACTGAACTCATGAAATCATTAGTCGAAAAAGGAAAAAGTTTGTTACATGATACAACACCATCAAACATCACCATCACCCGAACTCCAAATCCTGTTTTCCTTATACCTACTGTTAATCCTTACAATCAACCATCTGAAAATACAGCATTAGGTCGAGCGATGAAAAGAGCAAAAGAAATTCTTAGCTCTCCTTGCAATACTCCAGATACTCCAAATATGGATTCCCTTGCTCCGCAACCAGTAATGCCCTCAACACAAGCATATTCGCCACAAGCTAGGTCTACTACTTCTAACACCCAAGTAGGTACTATACCATCAGCTATGGGACCTCAAGAAATTGGACCAGTTGCAGTTCTTCCTGTACCACTTGAAGCTACTGCTTCATCACAATCACCTGAATCAACTTTCTTGACTTTAAATCC